ATGAATGCAGATGAAAAACAGAGACTACGTGAACTACAACGTGCAAGAAGAGCATTAGATGCAACAAACGCAGATCCTAATGCAACACAAGAAGAAAAAGATGCAGCACTTCAAAGATTTCAGGATGCCAAAGCAAACTCGCCTATTGTGTCTGTTAATCCAGAAACAAAAATACGTGTAGAGAATGAATCTGCTAGTCCGCTACCGACAAAAGATACTTCGCTTTCTAGTCAAAAATCAAGAGCGAGTGATATAAACAGTCAGAGTATGAAAGCCCCACCAGCACCACAAGTACCTTCAACTGAAACAGCACCGAATGTCGGCGACACGAGAACATACAATGAAACGTATAGTGGTAGAAATATCGGCGGTGAACCTTATGTCCCTGGCAAGCCTATGTCTGCAACCCAGATAGCGGCAATCGACGCATCACTTGCTATGGGAAATCCAACTCCACCAGATAGTGTTATGGCAGATTATAACTCGGGGCGTGAAGTACAACGAAAAAAAGCAGAAGCAGCGCAGCGTGACTTAGATAATACTGGTGTTCGTGACAGAATGACAGAAGAAGAACGTGCGGAAGCTGAAAAGAAAGCAAAACAAAATAATATTAATAACCTTAAAAACCAAAGAGGGCCACAGTAATGGACATTGATATTATTACAGCAAAGTTAGTTAGATTCGGTATGGTTCAAAGTACTGCAAAAAAGTTTGCGTACAAGATTGTCGAGGAAGCAAATACACATGGTGTAGATGTAAAAGAAATGTTTGCTGATATACAAGACTTTACATTATCTGAACTTGGTGATTATTTAACAAATACTATTGGTGTTAAAGGTTATAAAACTGGCATTACTAAAAGACAAACAGCTAGTGATATAGTAAATAGAACAATAATCAAATGAGTAAATACCATCAGGGCAGATATAAAGTCCAAAATCCACAAAAATATGCAGGAGCAGGGTCACCAACATTCAGGAGTGGTTGGGAACTTACTTTTATGCAGTTCTGTGATAATAATCCTAATATAGTTGCTTGGGCAAGCGAACCAGTTAAAATAAATTATATGCATCCGCTAACAGGTAAGCTAACAGTGTATGTTCCTGACTTTATAATTACATACATAGATGCAAAAGGTAATAAACTAGCAGAAGTTATTGAAATTAAACCAGCTTCACAGTCAAGACCTGAGTTTGCACGTAAGAGAGGTGAAGCACAGCAAGTAGTTGTTAACTATGCTAAATGGGAAGCAGCAACTAAGTGGGCTAAAAAGAGAGGTATGCGTTTTAGAGTATTGAATGAAGGTGACATTTATGCAAATACAAAAAAACCAAAACCTAAGAAACCTCGTAAGAAATGAATTTAGAAAATATTAAGAGAATTGTAGAAAAGAATACATTGGTATTGATGTATGAACCAGGAGCTGGCGGAGATTTCGTTGCAGCATTACTAAGTGTTGACCCTAAATTAAACGGGACAAATTCTGAGATAGAATATCATACGAATGGTAGAATAAAAGCAACGAAAACAAAAACTTCTGTTTATGTAAACAAAACAATCAATGATTATGAATTTTACAACGGTGATAATTACTTTGACATATTAAAGTCACAACTTATAAAGGATTTGCTTTCTGATTTAGTCACAAGTAAGAGTAAATATATCTCTAAGTTGCACCCATACTTCAATGACCCAACTAATTTAGAAAAATTATCAAGTTATATCGAAAACAATTATAAAAATAGTGCAAAGATTATGCTATTACGTGACCGTGAATTTTCTATGAAAAATCATATTAATAAAAATCAAATAGACGAGAATGAGATATATTATAATAAACAGTGGTATGATATATACAGTACTCTAAAAGAAAATCATAGTGATATTCTGAGTATAAAGTTTTCTGAGGTAATCAAGAACCCAATCCACACATTAAAAAAGATATATACTATTATGGGTTATTCTGAAAGTGAAATTACACATAATTTCAGCATAAATGAAGAACGAATAAAAGATATATATGTTACGTATATGAATAACCAAAAAAATATAGAGCCTGTTGAAAGGTATTGGACATGACAAAGAAACTAGAAGAAACATTTAATATTAATCCTATTGAAGACGAGGAAGAAATTGAAGAAACTCCTACGGTTGAAGAAAGTAGAGAGTTAACAGAAATTCTAAATGCTGAAATTGAAACAACTGACAAAATTGATGCAGCATTACCGATGGTAAGTGATTTAAATCAACACGACAGAGAAATGGATGAAATACATTCTAAAGCACTAAACGCTTTTGAAGAATTATTCTCATTGGGTATGAATGTTGAAGTACATGCAGGCGCAAAGCTGATGGAAACAGCAAATCAGATGTTAAAAACTGCTATGGAAGCAAAAGATTCAAAAGTGGATCGTAAACTTCGTATGATTAATTTGCAAATGCAGAAAGCAAGACTAGAACATCAGATTGAAAAAGAAGAAAAGAAGAACGCAAAAGATGAAGACGATTTTGAAACTGAAGGAAAAGTAGTTATGGATCGTAACGAATTGATGAAGCGACTTTCCCAAGCTCAATCAAAAATTGATGATTCTGATAAATAAGAATAGATATTATATTGGAGCGCACCAATGAAAAGTTTTAAAGAATACTTGACAGAATCAACAAATGAACACAAAATGACTCTACGTTTTGCGTCAGACCTAGAAGAAGGTGACGTAGATCGTATTGAACGTTTCTTAGGCAAATATGACCTAAGAACGATTTCACGTGTTTCTACTACACCTATCACAAAGAACCCACTGTTCTTTTCAGAAGAAGTAACAAACACAAAAGTTTCAAAAATCGATATCAACACTGGCTATCCAATGTCAGCAGATATCCTAAGACAACAACTAGCAGATTTGCTAGAAATGAACATTACTCATATCGCAGTTCATCCTGAAGGCTGGGAACCAACAGAGGAACCAGCAGAAGAAGGCGATAAGAAAGCACTACTAGACTCAGAATACGATGATACATCAGACAATGGTGAACACTATGGCCGTTCATTCGTTGATAATTTCTTAAAGTCACTGTCTAAGCGTGATGACCACGACAAAGCAGAAGTAGAGAATGCACTATCTCCAAAGCCAAAGCGTGACAAAGCAGGCGATGTGATGACAACAGAAGACGCAGCAAGCGATTCAGTTATCTCAGGAGATGAAAAATGAAGAAGCATTACAATCTAACAACAACAGAAGACAACGGTAAGTCTATCACAACAACAAATACTAGCTCAGAGTACCCAGACGAAATCGTAAGACTTCTAGCACTAGCTGGTCAAGGTATGCCACAGGTAGCACCTGCTCCAGCAGAAGATGATTGCGGTTGCGGTTGCGGCGAAACTCCATGTGGTTGCGGCTCAATGGAAGAAGCAGAATACGAAGCAACTCCTGCAAACGATAAGCTAGACTTAGATGACTTTTCAAAAAAGACAGCAGATTCAATCTCACGTCAAAAGAAAACACTACGTCCGAGCAACGGCGATAACCCACTAGAATATTCAGTAAACGAAGAAGAAATTTATGATGCTCTAATGTCAGAAGCACAAGAGTACGGCATGTTTTCAGATAGAGGAAATGCATTTGTAGAAGATACTATTGGTGGTATTTACATGATGGTTGCTCAAGGTCATTTAGATAAAAATTTAGCAATGGCTAGATTGGAACAAGAATTGGATGACTTAGCAGAAGATGAACCAGACATGGAAGAAGCAGCAGACACCGAAGTACGTGAACGTGCAATGCGTGAATTAGAAGGCTTACTAGCTGGTTTAGAATAAATTCCTACTACCTTAGGAACCGTGACGTTACAAAAGGCGTCACAAGAAAGCGACTTTCGGGTCGCTTTTTTTATCTGATAAATACTTATAAATTAACTGAGTATATAACTTATGGCAGACTTAACAAAACGAGCGTATGCAAAAACGGAATATACGGACAGTCAACTACTTGAATTTAGTAAGTGCTTTGATCCGTATTATTTCTTGAACACTTACTTTACTATCCAACATCCCACTAAGGGTAGTATGATTTATAAAGCATATGAATACCAAGATGAACTTGTGAATTCGTATCATAACTATCGTTATTCGATTTCAATGCTTGGTCGTCAGATGGGTAAGTCCACAACGGCAGCCGGATATCTTCTTTGGTATGGTATGTTTGTTCCTGACCAAACTATACTTATTGCGGCTCACAAATACTCAGGTGCGCAAGAGATTATGCACAGAATTAGATATGCATATGAAATGTGTCCTGACCATATTCGATGTGGTGTTGTATCATACAATAAAGGATCGATAGAGTTTGATAATGGTTCTCGTATTATCGCACAAGCGACAACAGAAAACACAGGTCGTGGTCTTTCTATCTCTCTGCTATACGCAGACGAATTTGCATTCGTGCGACCTACGATTGCGAAAGAGTTCTGGACTTCTATCTCTCCCACCCTTGCTACTGGTGGTAAAGCGATTATCACATCAACGCCTAACTTGGATGATGACCAGTTTGCTCTTATTTGGCAAGGTGCTAACAAACGTATTGATGCGTATGGCAATGAAACAGTTGTAGGTGTCAATGGGTTCAAACCTTATATGGCTGTGTGGTCACAACACCCAGACCGTGATGATACATGGGCAGCGGAAGAAAAAGGTCGTGTTGGCGAAGAACGATTTAGACGTGAACATAATTGTGAATTTATTGCATTTGATGAAACGCTTGTTGATAGTATTAAACTTTCTCAATACAAGGGTATCGAACCTAAACATCGCACAGGACAAATACGTTGGTATGATAGCATTAAAAAGGGCAACACATATGTTGTAGGACTTGATCCTGCTATGGGTACCGGCGGCGATAATGCAGCGATTGAAGTTTGGTCTCTACCAGAAATGAATCAAGTTGCAGAGTGGCAACATAATAAAACTGATATACGTGGACAAGTTAGAACACTACATGATATTCTTACTATCATCTATCAGGAATTACGTGAGCTAGGAGACAATCAACCTGAGCTATATTGGTCAGTAGAAAACAACTCACTGGGAGAAGCGGCTCTTATAGTCATTGACGAAATGGATGAAGACAAATTCCCAGGAGAGTTTCTACATGAACCCAAGAAACGTGGCGTACAACGTGCTATTCGTAAAGGATTTACAACGACATACAAGACAAAGATTACAGCGTGTATGAAGATGAAAGCATGGATGGAAAGTGATAAGATGACACCTCTATCTAAAAACTTGATACGAGAGTTAAAGACATTCGTAGCAAGCGGTAAATCATACGAAGCAAAACTAGGTGAAACTGATGACTTAGTTTCAGCGACACTGCTATGTGTTAGACAGATACAAGTCATTACACGATTTGATGAACAATATGAGCAATTACTAGGTGAAAGTTTGGATAGTGATGAAGGTTACGATGACGAACCGCTTCCTGTAGTATTTTGATAAATACATCTATACGGAGATTAATATGGCTGTAAATATTGACAGAATAGCAGAAAAGACAATGAAGATTATTCAGGGTCTTGGTCTACAAACAAAGATGTTTGATTCATCACAAGGAAAAAGCGTGGCTGACCCTCAGAAAGCACGTTACTTTTTCGTAGAAATGCCAAACCTTATGGTATTCATCGATGAAGAATCGCATGACTTAAATGTTGACTTGGGTGAGCGTACTGATTTAGACAACCCTCAAGTTAAGAAACTTGTAGATATGCTGAAAGACACAGCACGTAGTAATCTACTAGACTTTAACACAAAATCATTCGGTAAGCATATTGAACCAAAAAACTATGCTTTCAAAATAGAACAAAACAAGGAGCAGGCTATGAGTGACGTATTCAATGAAGGTATCTCACCACTAGAAGGATCATCACGCACAAGTCGCCAAACACTAGAAAACGCAAGAATTATCGTAAAGCATCGTAACCCAGTAAATGAAGAAAGTCGTGGCGCACGTTCACGTAATATTTCAGCTATCTTTATTGAAAACGCTGATGGTGAACGTTTCAAGTATCCGTTTAAACATTTGAACGGCGCAAGAGCAATGGCTAGACACGTTGCTAACGGTGGCGTACCAAGTGATATGGTTGGCGAAGCGATTGTTGAGCATTCGTCAAATCTATCAAAACTAAAAGAGTTCATGAACGTTGTAAACAAGCAAGGTCTTGTAAACGAAAACAATCGTTCAATCGTTGCTAACGTAAAGCAAAAGATGGATTCAATCAAAGAATCAATCAAACGTATTCAAGGTGCTAAAGGTTACACAGCATTTGTTGAATCAATGGCTCTAAATGAGAAATCAGAAGAAGCAGAAATCACAGAAGATACAGTAAATGATTACGTAGCAAAATTCACAAAGTCAACGTTTGAAGAATCGCTAAAAGATATTCTACCACTTGTTCATCGTGTAAATGAAGAAGAAATGGAAAACAATCGTGCGAACCAAGTAGCACGTGTTAAAGAAATCATCACAGCAGTTGACAAAAAGACAGGTGAAAAGAAAAACAAAATCTCATTCCCAACAAAGGGTGACGGTTTTAATTTCGATAGTATCAAACGACAGTATGCTAAACCTACAAATGCAGCACAAGCACAGCAACAAAAAATCGACATGATGTCTCTACAATTTGATGATTTAGCAGACCGTGTTGATGTTGATACAACAGATGACAAGAAACGTAAAAACAAAGGTCATGACAGAGCAGCAGAACTATCAAACTTCCTACGTGACTTCGGTGAAGAAATCAGAACTAATGCTAAAGGCCTTAATAAAGAGAAGGTTGCACTAGCTGGTATGCTTCTTAAAATGTCAAAGACACAAACAGAAGATGTACATGAAGCAAAGACAGTCGAAGAAAAATTCGATGACATGTTAGCAGAAGCATTCTCAAAATTTGATATCTTAGACTAATCAAAATAAAAATAAAAAATAAAAAAGGGCGCTTCGGCACCCTTTTTTTAATAAATACTGTATACTATTATTTTTTGGAGGGCAAGATATGTCAAAATTCAGAGGTATTACATGGAACAATTCGAGATTTGGACCAAAGATTCAAATCAGACGATCTATTGATTTAGCAGAACTAGGAGACTTGGGTAATATTACTGATGAACCAAACGATCTGCCAACACGTGGTGCAACCAATCGTGCTGATAAAGGAGGTTCAACATCGGGTACTCGAAATTATACAGATTTCAGAGGTATCGCAGGTCAATACAGCAATGTAGTTGACACACAAGACATGGGATTAATTTCTGATAATGCTACCCCACATAGAATTTGGAGTTCAACAGGTGCTATTACAGATATTGTAACATCTGCACCAACATCACTTGATAATCCTGGTTCAACTACTACAACATATGACTGGGGGTCTATATCACCATTAAGTAATCTTGGAACAGAAAAACTATATTCTGACACCACTCTCGCTGGTGGTAGATACGATTCACTACCAACATTCCGTTTCTTATATGATGGTAAATACGCATTGTGGTCAATCTACAATGGAGGTGGTAATGGGTCAGGTATGACATACTGGAATATGGAAAACGGTACAAATTATGATTTAACTTCCGGTGTTGCAAATACAGTATACAATGGGTACTTTGGTTCATTAATTAATCACATCAGTCCGGACGGTTCAAAGGGTTACTTTATAAGAACTCCTGGACAAGACGGCGGTCCCTCAAACAGCAGTGTTTCAGCTGGCAACTTAGAGATATGGACAATTACTTTTGCGACACCTGGAGACTTTTCAACAGCAACTAGTACCACGGGTTCAAAAACAGTGCTAACATTGAGTGCCACAGCAGGATCAGGTCAGATTACAGGCATCACTTGGTTTGACAATGGTAACAAAGTAATAATATCAGACGAGAATTGGCGTTTTGATATATTTGAGTGTTCGGACCCTTATGATCCGTTGACAATACAATCAAACCCAACCACTGTTACAATAAATCCAATCACTGATGAATGGTCAACAACAGTAGCCGGAAACTTAGCGAGTGCGACATTCTCGGATGACGGTAGAACAATGTTTGCAACAAACTCTAACAAAGTTTTCACACAGTATGATTTATCGACACCTTGGGATTTGTCAACTAGAACAGTAAGAAGTTCGATCCAAGTACCAAACAATAGTACTATACTTACAACATCTAGGGACGTACTTGTTCTTGATGTGGATCCAGTTAATGGAGTCTTATGGTTCGCAGGCGGCTACAATAACGATGGCCTGTACGGAAAATATCTTGAGGTAGTAACATCATAATGAGTCTATAAAACCAATAAGTGATAATAAAGTAAAAAGCGGCATCTGCCGCTTTTTTTGTTGACAGATATAACGAATCACATTATAGTATATATGTAAGTTGAGAGAAAAGGACACAATATGTATTATATCGCTATCGCAAAAGGCAACTTCGGTAAAGAAATGATGTTCTGGGATAAGAAAGCGAAAGCATTCTGCAACAAATTGCCAGACTTAAAGCGTGATGCATATACTAGTTTCTCAGCAACACAGCATAAGCGAGTAAAAGCACAACAAGTATGGCGTGAGATTGTTGATGCTCACGTTGCCCAAGGCGGCAAGCGTGATGAAATTGGTCTATACACATTGGGTGAATCCTATGTAGATGATATCGCAAAAGGTAAGCAAGTTTTATTATAAAAAACTTGACAATACTGCGAATCGTGTTATATTAATTAAGTAATCAGGAGAGACAAATGACTTACTTCACATTTAAAGCATACGGTTCGATTTTCACTGCTAAAGCAGAAACCGGACTTGAACTTATGGAAACAGCCAACAAAGAACTTCTTTGGGGTAATCCAGAGAGCAAGGATGGTATGTGGTTTGAACAAGGTTCTGACACATATGTTTGGGTTGAAGGAAACTTTTTTGATTAAAAAGGTTGACAAATCAGCGAATCATGCTATATTAATTATGTAATCAAGAGAGAGGACTACTCAATGGCTTATATGTCTCAAGAACGTAAAAAAGAAATCGCTGTCAACGTTAAGAAAGTTGCTAAAGCATATGGCTTTACAGGTCGTGAAGTAACTGTTGGTGTTAACAATCATTCAACTCTTGTAGTCAATATCTTTGGTGGTCCGCTAGACTTCATCGGTGATGCTCAGTTACACAATGATGAATACGCACGTATGCGTGGTGAGCAGTCTCGTCCTGTTGGTTCTTACATTCAAGTAAATCAGTATTACTGTGAAGAACATGCTACTGATCCTGTCATTAAGCGTTTCTACGGTGACTTGCTTGCTGCGATTATGTCTACAGGTTACTACAATAATAGTGACGCAATGATTGACTACTTTGATCATGACTTCTACATTGATATCAATGTGGGTCGTTGGGATCGTCCTTACAACTATCGTGAAGAATTGAAGGCGGCTGCTTAATGTTATACATTGTAAAAGTTAAAGGTAGCGGAGATACAGTCGCTATCTGTTCCCGAAAAGAAGATGCACTAGCATTTTTAGCAGGGCAAAAAGTAGATAAAGTAACTTATGAAATAGAAGAGGTATCAAAATGAGTGCAATGGGCAATTTTGTTGTAGAAGTACAAGAACGTGTATATGGTCTTATTGAAGATGGTGTAGACGTTGATAAAGTATATGAAATCATCGATGCCGAATATGGGCAAATGGGTGTAGGTCTTGTCGCCAATTGTTATTTTGAAGACGCATATGATGGAGCACCAGTATGAACCTTTCTAAAACTATGAGCATTGAAGAGGCTCTTGAAAAAAATTATCCCATTCATGTTGTATATGAGTATGACACGAAGGAGATTGTGGGTTGGTATGCATTCGGTGAGAAACTTGCTCAATTGGAAGCAAGTGACCGATGTGCCAAAAATGGACCTGACACGTATAACTATGCTAAATGGGAACGATATGCCTTTATACGTGACAAACATGAAAAACATTTACGACAACTCGAAGAAATTGAAAGTAGATTGTAAAAAATTATCGGAGATTTAGGTCTCCGATTTTTTTTATCAAAGGGTGCATTTTAGCCTTGACTTTGATAAATAACTTTGTTATTATCTATCTATTAACTTAGAGAGGTGATACATCTAGGCTAATACAAAAACTAACACAGGCTAATATAGGCTAATATAGGAGAAAACATTATGGCAACTTTAGCAGAAATTCGTGCGAAACTGCTGGCACAAGAAAACAAAGCAGAATCAAATTCCAATCAAAATCGTGGCACAGATGCAATCTATCCGTTCTGGAATATGGACAATGATAGCACTGCGGTTATTCGATTCCTTCCAGATGCAGATAACGGTAACACATTCTTCTGGCGTGAACGTCAGGTGATTAAGATGCCTTTCGCAGGTGTTGTAGGTGGTGAGCAAAAGCCTATCACTGTACAAGTACCGTGTGTTGAAATGTGGGGAGATACATGTCCTGTACACGCAGAAATTCGTCCTTGGTTCAAAGACCCAGCAATGGAAGACCTAGGTCGTAAGTATTGGAAAAAGCGTTCATACATTTTCCAAGGGTTTGTAGTAACAGATCCAATGAACGAGGAAACTCCAGAAAATCCAATTCGTCGTTTCGTGATTGGTCCACAAATCTTCAAACTGCTAAAAGCAGCGTTGATGGATCCAGATATGGAAAACATGCCAACTGATTATGATGCAGGCACTGACTTCCGTTTGACAAAAACTCAAAAGGGTCAGTACGCAGATTACTCTACTTCAAACTGGGCTCGTAAAGAGCGTTCTCTAAATGAAGCAGAGCGTCAGGCAATTGAAACTCATGGTCTGTTTGACTTGAATGAATTCATGCCAAAGCGCCCTTCACAAGAGGAACTAAATGTAATCATGGAGATGTTTGAAGCATCAGTAGATGGTGAACTATATGATCCACAACGTTGGGGTAACTTCTATAAGCCATATGGTCTTGAAGTTCCTGAAGGTGCTGTTCAGAATACATCATCAGGTTCATCAGTATCGGCTGCACCTACTCCGAAAGCTGCTCCCGCTCCGGCTCCAAAGCCTGCTCCAGCACCAACGGCAACAGTAGAGGAAGATGATATTCCTTTTAAATCAAATGAAGAAGTAGAAGCAGAAGCAGCTTCTTCTGCTCCAGCAGGTGCTGGTAAGGATGCTTCTGATATCCTGGCAATGATCCGCGCTCGTAAGAGTGACTAATCATTTGACTAACTCGGAGGGCAGGAATGCCCTCCCTTTTTCAAACATTATGGAGTAGATTATGGCAAAAGCATTTGATGCGAGTAAATTTCGTAAATCAATTACAAAATCAGTTCCGGGTATGTCAGTAGGTTTTCGTGACCCTGACACATGGATCTCAACAGGTAACTACTGTCTAAACAAGTTGATTAGTGGCGACTTTCATAAAGGTATCCCACTAGGTAAAGTAACAGTTCTAGCAGGTGAAAGTGGTGCAGGTAAGTCATACATTGCGTCAGGTAATGTAGTAAAGAACGCACAGGATCAAGGTATCTATGTTGTTCTTATCGACAGTGAAAACGCACTAGACAACTCTTGGCTAGAAGCACTTGGCGTAGATACAAGCGAAGACAAACTTCTTAAACTAAATGTAGCAATGATTGATGATGTTGCTAAAATCGTTTCGGACTTTATGAAAGAATATCGTGCTGACTATGGCGATGCTGATGAAGAAGACCGTCCTAAGGTTCTATTCGTACTAGACTCACTAGGTATGATGCTAACACCTACTGATGTTGACCAATTCAACAAAGGCGATATGAAAGGTGATATGGGTCGTAAGCCTAAAGCACTAGCAGCACTTGTTCGTAACTGTGTGAACATGTTTGGCGACTTTAATGTGGGTCTAGTAGCAACTAACCACACATACGCATCACAAGATATGTTCGATCCTGACGATAAGATTTCAGGTGGTCAAGGCTTTATCTATGCGTCAAGTATTGTTATCGCTATGCGTAAGTTGAAACTGAAAACAGATGCAGACGGCAACAAGACATCACAAGTACATGGTATTCGTGCGGCATGTAAAATTATGAAGACACGTTATGCGAAGCCGTTTGAAAGTGTACAAGTAGAAATCCCATATGAAACAGGTATGTCTCCTTATTCAGGTCTACTTGAATTCTTTGAAGCAAAAGGTCTTCTCGTTAAGCAAGGTAATCGTCTAAAGTATGTTACCAAATCTGGTGAAGAAATGATTGAGTTCCGCAAGAACTGGACAGATGAAAAGCTAGATGTAATCATCAATGAGTGGAATATGGAAGACATCGATGCTGAGAAGCACGGTCTTGAAGCACTTGAAGTAGATGATAACGGCGACATCGTTGATGAAAACGCAGTACTTAACGGGGAAGAATAATGGCTAAATATCTTTCTACAAAGACATATGGACATAACATCGGACTTTCAGCAGTCTTTCGTCAACCACATGCAGACCACTCACATTGTAGATTTTTACATGGATATAGTCTTGCATTCAAATTTACTTTTGGGTGCAATGAACTGGATCATCGTAATTGGTGTGTGGACTTTGGTGGATTAAAACCACTAAAGGCTTGGCTAGAAGATAGTTTTGATCATAAAGTAGTTATTGACAAAGCTGATCCAATGATGTATCATTTCGAAACACTACAAACTGTTGGTGTTGCAGAACTGACTATAATGGATGGCGTCGGTGCCGAAAAGTTTGCAGAACATGCATGGAACTTTGCAGATAAAATGGTACGTGAACAAACAAATAATCGTTGTTGGTGTGTGAGTGTTGAATGTTCAGAACACGGCGCAAACTCAGCAATTTATGAGGCATAAAAAATATGGCAATAGAAACTGATTTTATCTTTGACTTGTGGGAAGCAATGAAACCATTAATCCCAGCCAAAGAGAAGATGGAAGCGGCAGAACGAATTATCAAACAATGTGACGAGTTTGGTATTTCTAAAGTCGATCTGGAAGATATGATTGAGAATGATAAAATTCTACAAACAGCATTCGATAGATACTTTGCAGATGACTTTGAAGACGAAGACGATGATTCTTGGGATGATTATGACGAATGAGTTGGTATCGTAAAGTTGTAGCGGACTGGAATAATATTCCACAATGTCTTGACCATTTTGAAAAAGAACTGGCAGAAGCGAGGACTGAGGTTAAGATTAAGGGAAACGTAGAGCGTAACTCTACAGAACTTCCAGCATATGTAGAACTACGATTCTCACAACTACAAGAGTTAGAAGCCATCCTAGAACATCTAAATATAAGTTTACGCAAAAAGCGTAGCGAATATTTAAGAAAATATTTAGAGAACTACAACAAAGCATTGTCTAGCAGGGACGCAGAAAAATATGCTGATGGTGAAGATGAAGTTGTAGCAATCTCAGAACTTATAAACCAAGTAGCGTTGATGCGAAATCAATTTCAGGGTATTACAAAGGGATTTGAAATCAAACATTTCCAATTAAGTAACATTATCAAGTTGAGAGTAGCAGGCATGGAAGACGCAGACATAAACACTAGATATTAAGATGGGCGCAGTGTGTGTAAATACATTGCTATTTTGGAGAATTAAAAACAATGAGTAATATTCAAGTTACTAAAAGGGATGGAACGAAAGAAGAATTAGACCTAGAAAAAATGCATAAAGTTGTATTTTTTGCTTGTGACGGCATCAATGGTGTAAGCGCAAGCGAAGTAGAACTGAAATCTCATATTCAGTTTTATAATGGTATTACTAGTTCTGAAATTCAGGAGACCCTTATTAAAGCAGCCGCTGATTTGATTAGTGAAGAAACACCGAACTATCAGTGGGTAGCAGGTAATTTGATTAATTATCATATTCGTAAAGATGTATATGGTACGTTTGAACCAATTCATGTATTCGATCTTGTTCAACAGAACGTTGAAAGAGGTTTTTATGATCCTGCTCTACTAGAAGATTATACAAAAGAAGAATGGGATAAGATTAACGGTTTCATTAAACATGAACGTGACTTCAATATCTCATACGTTGGAATGGAACAGTTTCGTGGAAAGTATCTAGTACAGAACAGAGTAACGAAACAACTATTCGAAACACCACAAATGGCATACATTCTTATTGCTGCGACACTTTTCAGTCAGTATCCTCGCAACGAAAGAATGCGTTGGGTGAAAGATTATTATGACGCTGTAAGTAATTTTGACATTTCACTACCGACGCCAGTTATGGCAGGGGTGCGCACACCACAGAGACAATTTTCATCCTGTGTCCTAATTGAAACTGATGACTCGCTTGATTCAATCAATGCGACCTCAAGTGCAATTGTAAAATATGTCTCACAAAAAGCGGGTATTGGTGTTGGTGCAGGTTCAATTCGTGCAATCAACTCTCCTATTCGTAACGGCGATGCGTCACATACAG